CCTGCCAAACCACGCCATACCTCACCTCACCACGCCTGCCATACCTTACCTCGCCCTACCTCACCACGCCCAACCTCACCACGCCTGCCACACCACACCCCGCCCAACCTCACCCCGCCCTACCTGACCGCGCCTGCCACACCTCACCTTGCCCTGCCCCGCCTCACCGCGCCTGCCACACCATACCAGGCCCAGCCCAACCTTACCGCGCCTGCCACACCTTACCTTGCCATACCCAACCTTACCGCGCCAGGCCTGCCACACCTCACCTTGCCCTATCTAGCTTTTTTTCGTTTCCTCGCCACCGATTGCTCGGATGCATTAATTTCAGCGATTACATTCCTGGCAAATTGCAGATTTTTCCACCGCGCTTTGAATGTCCGCATATGCTCGATACATCTCAGTTCGGCGGCCCCTATCGCCTCGTCATCCGCCTCAAGTGTTGGGATATAAAATTCACTTTTGTCCGCCTTGCGGACAAACGCCATGACGTTTGATGGTTTCCTGTCTGTCGTAATTACTTCAACCTGCAAGGAATTGATCATCGTCCTGGCCTGATTAAGCCGATGTTGATGGGCCGCTACCGAATCGTCCCACTCAAACTGCTCGTGTACCGGTGATGATTTCTTCTTGGCTGCGACAAGAAAAGCCTCCGCCGTCCTCGACGGAAGCTTTTCGACAATTTCACCCACTACCTGCGGATTGACCGAATAACGCCGCGTCCATGAATATTTATAGCCATTCATGCCGCTGCTGCCCTCAGTTTCTTGGCGGTTTCGACTGTCCACATGCCGAAATCGCCGCCAAACGATCTTTTCCCCTGCGGTCGTAGCTCGCCAATCCCCACCTGTAATCCGGCACGCGCCAGCAGGTTAGCTATATCGTTAGCGCTGAGCCTGTCAGCATCATACTCAATGGTGATATTGCAAGACCAGTCGTCATAACGTGGTCTGTTCCGCATATCCGCCACCCCTGATTCAAGCCTTACCGGCCGCGTGTCGTGTGTCACTTTACCGATGATCTTGATCAACCCAATGCCTTCTTCTTTTTCCCGGCCATCGGCCTTGACAAAAAATGCCCCTTTGGCCTGCGTCATCGCCAACCCGGAGATTGTCCGGCATGCCGCAATCATCGCATGCCGAAACATAGTGGATGGCACACCATCCCATCCGGCGGTGCTAATATATCTGGCGGCGTTAAATTCCGCTTTGTAATCTTTGGGTTCGCGCTTCTTTTTTGTGACATCCCTGGCGGTCTGCTTTTCCTCCATTTGCTTTTTCATTTTGGTGGAAAATTTGTGCATCATCAGCGGTGATGCGCCGACAACTTTTAAGGTGATGGTTTTGAAATTAGGTGGAAGAATTTCAATCTTGACGGTCTCTTGCGTTTTTTTACCCATGACGATCTACTCCTTATTACGTCGGTATAGCACCAACGCTTCTGGAATAATGCTATGTCAATTTGTCATAGCCGTCAAGTACCGCGTCCAAACTTTTTTCAGGGAAACATTTCATCGCTGAATCAGGCGTACAATTTATAATCTCGATCCCGTAGTCCGCTGGTTTAATCGTCTCCATCTCTTTGATCAGCCCGGTTAATTCTCCATCCGGCCCGGTCTGAGGCCAATGCTGTAATTCTGCTGGATATTCGCCGAAAAAGTGCCGTTTTTCGTAATTGTAACGGTTATTTTTCCCGTGATAGCGCATATCCCAACCGATCAAGATCATTTTTTTGCAGCCGTAATGATAGGCCAGATTTACCAACTGCGGGCCTGCGCCGTGATGCAGATGGATGTACCCAGGGTCAGTGCTCAGGCCGTCCGCCCATCGTCCCTCGATATGATTTATCCCGTATTTATCCGCTGTTTCACGGCTCCACGTCCATTTATCACACGATATATCCTTTATCTGTGGCCAATAATGATCGTACCACCCGATATTACATGCATGAAATACATCCAGCGGTGTTGCAAAAATCGCGTTGTTACAGCCGAATTTTTTCAGGTGCGAGACTTTGGATAGTTGATCTTTTGTCAGGCTGGGACCAGTGCCGATGATAATGCCAACTCTAGCGTCATCCTCGGGAAACAGGTCAAAGCAGTTTCTCGCGTGCAATTTATGATCTCCAACCCCAATTTTTTTGCGTGTGAGGCAATGCTGTTATAATTCGGGAGGATCCTCGGAAAATCCGGTGCTACCTGATTGGGATGGTCAGGGTGCCAATGTTTTTTCCCATTGGTCGCCTGCATGTCATAGCCCAACAAAATTATTCGCTTGAATCCCAGATGATAGGCAAGGTTGATTGCCTGGTATCCGCCGTTACTGCCAGTGTGTAAAACGTCGGGATCAGTCGATAAACCCGGTTCAGGTTCCGATTTAAGGACTTCCAAACCGGGGATTTCAATGTGATGCTCATTCCAATTCATGTTTTGCGTGATCTTCCGGCCCTTGAATCCAGCAACTTTATCTTTGTGCCATCCCCACCAGTGAGGATCGCAAGCGTATAAAATATCCGCCCACGGAGCCATCTCATAATTATTGTTTATGACGATGATGTAAGCTTTCTCTCTGCAGTATTCTACGTCCTCTTTCGTCAATGACGGCCCTGAAGCGATAATAACGCAGTTTTTTTTTACTGGCGACGCCTCTTCTTTATTTTCTTCCGGTTGAATCAATTTATTTTCATAATTTTTCAGCATTATGCTTTCTCATAAAAAGGGGCCCGGAGGCCCCTGATGGAAAACGCTGTTACGCAGCGTTCTTGAGGAACTTCACCGCGTCGTTGTTAAGCGGGATACCGCCGTAACGCTGATACGTAAAGAAGTTTGTGTATCCCGGCGCGGTGACCTTATCAGTGATCATCTCCATCGGACCGATCTTCGCTAGCAAATAGGCTCTGCGGAAATCGCCATAGGCAACAGGGAACTCGTCGGCGGTGGATGCGCCACCCAAGTCTTCCCACGTGATTACTGGCTTGGCCAACAGCGTCGCTGGTTGTCCCGCCTGGTAGTTAGGCTGCCAGAGATACTGATTGTTACTGTCTTTCAGTTTCCTGACGTAGCCCTGCGTTACGGAATTCATCGCAAACACCGCATTAGACTGATAACCCGATCTGACAAGGTATTGCAGATCGATCAGATCATCGGCTGCCAGCGCATACACCTCGGGTGATCCGGTTACTGTCGTGGCCATGTACTCGTATACGGCAGCGGCACGGAGCGGTGAGGCATAATCATTCGCAGTTGTCGGCGTGGTATTCGTCATACCCGTCGGCTTGCTTGACCCGTTGCCATCGAAGATAGCCGTGGACAACGACACCGCAAATGTTGCCGCGACATCCTCCTGCACCCAATTCACGACATTGAAGAAAATATCGTTGAGTGCCCAATTGCCGATCTTCGGATAGGCGTATAGCTCACCGACTGTCACTGTTACTTTGCGGATATTCGGGGCGTTAGTTTGTGATCTGCTGCCGCCCTCTCCGATAAACCCACCGTTTGCGCCCGCGATTGTCACCAGTTCATTATAATCGCCCGAACTCGCCTGTATCGTTTTTACGTTGGCCGCGATTTCGGATTGGTTAAGCACTAACTTTTCGATGGCATCGCCAATGGTCTTGGGCACAGCATTTCCGCCAAGTAATGCCGTTCCAACCAGCACGCTATCGGCTTTTGCTTCCATGATTTTTTTGTGCAGTTCATCAATCTCATTCTTGAGATTCTGGTCTTGGCACTTGCCACGTATCCATTTTTCCCATTTTTGCACATGTTTTTGCTCCATCTGCTCAGTGGGCGTGCCTTTGGGTCGGTCTGCAAGCGCCTCAAGAATCTCGATCCGCGTCCGGTCTTTTTCTTTCTCTTCCAGCAGCAGAGAAATCTGCTTCTGAGACGCATCAATCTTCTTGTTCCACTTATCGGCCTGTATCTCCAGTTCCTTGGCGCGTGCCGCGCTTTCAGTTTTGAGTTCTTCTATGCTTTTGTCATTTGCGGTACGCATCTGAACAACAGCCTCGCCGAACTCGTCTATTTTCTGCAAAATTTCGTTAGCCATAATTAAATATATCCTTAAATGTTTTGTCTAAATCATGCAGTAAAAGCCTTTCTTCGAAGTTGCTCTTACCAGTTCTTATCTCTATCTCGTCGGGCGTCTCGCTCGATTTAACAGGCGGATCGTCGGGCGTCTCGCTCGTAAATCCTGAAAAAAGTTTGGATACTCCGGCCATCGCAGCGCGTTTGCTCCATCCTTTATGTCTTAAATAATCTTCACAGTCCCGCTTTAATTCATTCGTCTCGTCATCCGTCGGCACATATATGCCGTGCTTCGATAATCTTGATTTTACATGCGCTACCTGCGCCAGTGGATTCATCGGCAATGACACGACCGAGACTTCGAATAATTCAACATCCTTCAATAGCCGCGTACCGTCTTCTGTGTAATCGCTATCACGCGTCATGTATCCAATCGACATACCGCGCACGGCTTCCATCTTCAGTAATGTATGTATCTCATTTCCCAATTCAGTATCGGCAAGGACACCTTTAACATACAGGCCCTTGTCATCCTCTTCCATGTCCAGCCACTTACCAGGCACGCTGGACGCATCATGCATCCAAAACATCGGCGGCAGGGTTTTCTTGCCAGCATGATCCGCCAATGATCGCGAGAAAGCACCGGGCAACACAACATCGCCGCCATAATCACGATTGCCAAAGATGGAACCGTGGCCCTCAAACTGTTTGTTGTTCAGGGTCTTTATCTGTAAGGGGACTGTCAATCTGCTGTTCATCTATCTCTCCTGCGGGTATATAATTCGCCGATCTGTAATAGGTATTACCACCGTCATCATCGTCAATCGGGTTTTTCTTCTCGATCTCGCGCCATTCGTTCGGACTGATCACGCCATTCATGAGCTGAATCTGTAATCCCTCCTGACGCTCTTTGAAGTTCGCCCTTAGTACAGCATCAAGGTTGAACCGGATAACCACGCCATGACTCCTATCATCATCACTCAACAAATCCCGCTCCATTGCGGCTTCAAAATTCATCACATAAGGCATGATAACGTTAAGAGTGAAGTCCTTGTCCTGCTGCTCTACGTTGTTAAACGTCCCGCGCTCAAGATCACCAACCAGATGAGGCGGGACGCCGAAGGCACCGGCTATAACTGTGCGCTGATGTTTTTTGGTTTCCAGAAATTGTGCTTTGTCATTCTCTATATTGATCTGACCAGTCTCCATCCCCGGCGGCAGCATCATCGCACGATGGCGCTTGTCGCCAGAAAATAATTGCTGAAACGCTGAAATGAATGCTTTTTCGTCCTCAGGTGTCTTGAATCCCTTTGCGCCTTGAAGATACTTAAAAATAATTAACGGTATCGCGCCATTCTGAAAGAATTGCGCCCCATAATGTTCAGCAGCAATCTCAAGCGCGATTGCCATAGCAACATCTTTTACCGGCGAGTCACCATTGATGAAATCACGCGCCGGTCCACGTACCATGTGTATTTTTCTGGAATTGATTTCCTGGCCGTCATATTTATGAATAATCCTGAAATTTGAATCCTTTTCTATCACCATCGCTGATGGGTCGAGCGGGTCGAGGCCTGTTAATGGTCCGCTGTTGCCTATATGTTTGAAGGCGTAGTACCTGCCATGCCTGACTAATGTACTCGCCGCATCCTGCCAATAATCAAACCTGGTCTGATAGATATTCGGCCTGGACAATATTTTGCTTACGGGATGCTCAATCTTCTTTCTGGTTTCTATCCCGCCCTTCATCGATCCTTTGTAAACATGCACCGGCGTTACAGCGATACGCCGTGATATAGCAGTTACCAGCGCGTGTACCGTTGGCGATCTCATGCAGGATTGAGGATCAACGCCCGCAATAGTGCCCTGCTGCGCGGCTATCAACTCCTTCAGTACAGATAAATTTGTATCTTTCTTTTCAACCTTTGTCCACGGCCATTTCATAATGCAATAATTTTTCCTGTGATGTATTGTCCTTGCGATTCAGCATTGGAGATCGCCTGATGTACTGCCATTACCAATGCAACCAGTCCATCAATGCGGCCTGTAGATTTCTTTTTTGTAAATTTCCTGCCACCGGCAGCATCTATATCAAGATCGGCTGCCGAGGCATTCCAGCGCAATACCGGGTTATTCTGTATGCGTATATTCCCGCCTATAATGAGTTTTTCCAGCATGTCTATCGCAGGAGCCATGTCCTTGAATCCCTGTCCATGCTCCGATAACGTCAACATCATTCCGGCGTTATCAATCTCACGCTGTAAATCATTGATGCGCCATCTGTCATATCCTATGCATTGATAATCATACATCGCCGATAATTCACCCAGACGATCCACCACATAACGATAATCAATCGACTTACCAGGCACAGCGCAAAGAAAACCCCTCTCAGCCCATGTGGTATAAGGCACACGATCTTTATTCTCGCGAACCAGCAGAGTGTCCTTGGGAGACCAGAACTCGACAAACGCATCATAGGTGCCATCGTCAGCAGGAACGACCGTTGCCATCGCGGTAAGGTCAACACTGCCCGATAGATCAAGCCCCCCATAAGCAACGCGGCCTTTGAGACTTTCATAATCAAGATCAGCCTGACACGACTCCCATGCCTCCCGGTCTATCCATTCCGATCGTGAGTCTGTCCAGATACAGAAATTCAACCGCTTGACAAGATTCTGCTTTGACGGCATCCCCTTGGCCTGCAATACCTGCTCCCGCAAATATTTAGGCTGGAACGTTACCCCGATCGACGGATTGGCTTTTATCCAGCATGCCTCGTCTTTAAACGGATCATCGTCTTTATCAAGATCGCAGATATACGAAAAAAATGAATCATCATTAAGATCGTTATTTACAACCTTCTTTCCGTACTCGTGATAGTTATAACAAACTGATTCACGATCCGATCCGGAATTGGTGATCATGAATATCAACGCTTGCCGACGGCCTTTCGTGCCGGCGCGCATAAACTCAACGATAGCGTTTGTCGGATGCTCGTGAATCTCGTCCAATAATGCGCAATGCGGGCGCGGCCCTGATTGACCCTTACCCTGTCTCTCGGATGATATTGGCCTGAAAAACGATCCGGTCTTGATATAGGCGATGTTGTGTTTTTCGGCGCCGCCTGACATTGTTAGCCGGTCTGATAACGATGGTGATTGCTGCACCATCGCAATAGCGTCCCGAAACAATACCCGCGCTTGATCTTGTTTTGTCGCAGCCGCGTAAACCTCAGCGCGTGACTCGCCATCAGCCGTCAGCATGTACAATCCAACGCCTGCGGCGATCGGGGTTTTCCCTGACCCTTTCCCCGTTTCAACATATGCGATACGAAACCGCCGATAACCGTCCTCGGCTTTCCATCCAAACAAATTACCTACGATGAATGATTGCCATCCAAGTAAACTAAATGGCATCCCCTCATGTTCGCCGCCGTTTAATCGCAATACCTCCTCGAAAAACCCAATGGCATGATTGGCGCTTTCGGTGTCGTAATGGATGTCATCCCGATCCAGGTCAGACAGATGACGTTGACACGCTGCCCTTACCGATGGGCCTGTAATTATTTTTTCTGCGATTACATCTGTTGCGTATTGAGTGACACGATCAGAAGTATTTGTCTGCCGGGTCATCCTTCCCTTCCTCCGGGACAGTCAGTCTCGCCCTGTCAGACGGATTCAGACCCATCTTGTTTAAATACTGTCTCAGATCATTCTCTTTCTGGCTCGTCCACTTGGATTCTGGATCACGGGATTCGGCTAATAGTTTTGCCGCCCGCTCCATCCAGATACGATCACTATCCCCCAACACGCCAGGACATATCAGATTAATTATCTCGTCCCAACATATTTTCCAGTCAGTAGATACAGTTTCGGGGCAAGGGCCAATCCCGCGCTTGGGTCTCACTGCGTTTGTCACGCGTCGTTGTGGATTTTTGATGTATGATCCATTTAGCTCGTGCAATTTAATTGGTGTCGGCGCCTTGGACATTTTGAGTTACCTTTTTGATTTCGCTAACGTATCTAAATGTGGAAATATTAATGTGTAAATCATTCCGGTACCACTAATCCCACCCTCTAGCGTCCAACCCACCCCCCCTATCTGTTTGTTTTTATTTATTTTTATGCCATCGATGGCTGTTGTTACATGGGATACCATTAATATCACATGATATATCCCTGCATTTGTTGCCCTTGTCGGTTATTGTTTTTTCATCGTGACATTTTTTGCATATTGATTGCAGATTATCATCATCATCTGTGCCACCCTTTGCCTTGGGTAATATATGATCTACCTCGCTGGCTGTTGTTATCCTGTGATTATTTTCACATGGTTGACACAGATAGTTATCCCGCTTGAGGATGCGATCTCTTATCCTGTACCAGAGGTAACCATATCCTCGTTGATGTCTGTTGCCTCTTTGCCTCTCGTCCCATCCATACATACGTCTCGGAGATATTACCATCACATATCATGTACATGTATGTATGCTGTGCGCTCGAGGACTTGTCCGGTAGATGTCGTTATAGTACAGACTACCTTATATTGATGTCCCGCCGTCCCGCCGGATACACTGATCATCACTGATGTACTACTATCAGTGATGGTAGATGATTCGATTGTTGGCCCTGGTGAATCGATACTAAGGGACTTCTCCGAGATGATCTCTAGAGGACTGGATGTACGATCCAGCCAATTACTGTTACCGTTTCCGTTTTCCAATGGCGCATAATCGAATTTAAAATTCAGCGTATCGTCGGGGTCTTTGTACCATTTATTACTCATCTCATCCTGCCATAGCCGCCAAGCATGCTGACATTCGGCAATGTAATCCTTACATCAGTCTTTCTGTGATGGATATCACCATCAATATCCGCCTGGAGTATTATCACATGTCCATCCGCGCAAACTAACTCTATCTGTTTCCCGCTGCGGATAACATGATCTATCGTCCTGCCTGATAGTTGATCGGTTATCCGGGAGTCTGAGTTATCGTAGATCATGCCAGTCGTATAATCGCGTTGCTTGCGTCAGCTGCAGGGAATTGCACGACATAATCCCCACCACTTGCAGTCTTGGTCCCGCCAAAATCATGAACCGATAACGCCGCATTACTCGCCGATGAATTATAAATCATGCATCCGTCAGCGGACATCGTGACACTGGTAAATGTAACATCATCGAAATCGGCGTAAACGGTAGTACCTGATACTGCTACCCCTGCATTTGTCAGCGTTGCGCCACCTGGTGAATAGCTTATCGGCGAATTTGAATCCGATGCCTCATCGCTATTACCCGTGATATCAGTATAATTGGTCGATGCCGCGCCATACGTCCCCGCCATACTCGGTTTGATCAACGCCAGCTTAATCGTATCTCCGCCAATAGGACTGGATGATGCATCACCCAGGTTATGCGTGCCTTGGAGATATTCTTCTTTTGCGCTTGTGCAAAACGCGGTCGTTATAGCCATTTCGTATGCTCCTTAATGTATCAGATATGTTTTGTCTTGCTCGACAATCAGATATGTTTTGTCTTGCTCGACAATCAGATATATTTTGTCTTGCTCCGTGATGGTATAGATCCTGTAGCCCGGTAAGACTATATCCGTCAGGCCAAATGATATTGTTATGCCGCCGGTCTGACCTGTGGCATCTACACCCGTTACGGTGATCTGCGCACCCGCGATAACTTCGTAAACTCCGACTTGCGGTGTTGATGCCACGCCTGTTATCTGTATTGCCGCGCCTGCGTAACTTATAACATCATCTACCTGCCCTGTCGCGGCTATACCTTGTATGTCTGCGATAGCCCCTCCAGTAATCGTAAATGTCCCGGTCTGACCTGTCGCGCTTGCCCCGCTGATCATTATGTTCGCGGCACCCTCAGCATTTATGATCCCGGCACTTGCTGTCCCACTGACGCCATCGATAATTATCGTTATGCCGCCGATGACATCTACTGTAATGTCTCCGGCATATCCTTGTGCCGATACACCGGTAATGGTGATCGTCGCACCACCAGTGACAGTAAATACGCCTGATGATACTGTGCCTGATACTCCGTCGATCGGCACTATCGCGCCGCCTGTGATTAAAAAATTCCCCGCCGATCCGGTTTGACTCACGCCGGTTATCGGCACTATCGCACCGCCTGTGATTAAAAAATTCCCCGCCGATCCGGTTTGACTCACGCCGGTTATCGGCACTATCGCGCCGCCTGTTATTGATAATGTTCCTGCATTAACTGATCCGACAATACCTGTCAGCGTTGCCGTAACGCCTGCTGCCACAGTTGTTATCCAGGGCGCATAAAATTTCTGTGACGGCATTATTATTCGCGGCGACTCTGATTTGGCGGGACTGTTTGTCACGGTCAGATCAAAACCGCTTATATAATCTGTTTCGGGATCATTATTCCCGTATAAATCCCATACCGAGATAAGAGCGCCGGGCCTTACCATTAGCGGGTGAACGCCAGCGGCCAGCATGACGACTTCCCCCGCTGTCAGTGCCACATCCCATATTGCCGCCCAGGCTACATCCGCATTTAGCGTAGCTGATAGGTCATGGGCAGATGCTCCAATCGTCGTCCGTGAGAGGGTGACAACACGGGAGTCGGTGTTATTACCGGAATTACCGCCATCCAGATAGGCCGTCCTGCCGGTATCGCTGGACCATATACCGCATATATGGTGCCATGCGCCAGCAGTATAGCCGGTCGATGTTGCCGCGGAACTGTTTGCAGTGCCATCATGCGAGGCCGCTTCTACGGGATCGCCTGACAAATTTCCTTTCAGCCGTAATTGATGCCTTGATACTCCCGCCCCGCCATCCCCCATCGACATAACAATTTCCTGGTCGGTTATATTCACGGGCCGGACCCAGCAGGCCATGGTGAATGGGATAGCTGCTACGGCATTATCATTTACCAGATAGGTGGAGCTCGCGGAAACAAAACTGCGCGCCATTACGTTTCCTTATTACGTTTCCTTTAGTTCAATGAATACCAGCTCCATATCACCTGTCATATCATCCGTCGATGTAGTGGAATCCGCATCCCTGGTCAACCTCATGCGGAAATACTCCCCTGCGGCTATGGAATCCATAGCCGCGCCATCAGTAAATGTAACCGTGGCGTAATCCACCTCTCCGGATGCGCTTGCGGCTGTGGGATTTGTGTTATTGGCAGTGGCAAACGCCTTGATATCCAGATCGTCCAGATCGTCCGTAACTGACTTAAACGCAACGTCTAACGATACCGTTCCCGATGTTGCAGATGTTGCCATATAGCCTATGGTTACAGTTATTCCACCTCCCGCATAATTTCTCGGCATGAATCCGGCCATCTCGACGCTCTCATCCGTGGTATCGTCGAAATCCAAAACCAGAACACCATTACGCACATCGAACGTTGCATAGTTATTCGCAGGCATCTCCGCTGATTGCGGCACAAAAACGCATAATGTATCACCGCTTGCCATTACAGGTCCCCCTGAGCAAATCCATCAATTGATCCAGCGGCGTGCCGTAGTATGCATCATCGATCATATCGTAGGATATAAACAAGAGATTACCAAATGGCTTAAGGGTATGTTGCAATAGGCACACCATCTATACATGGCTTCTCCAAACCATAACCAGATGATAGTAATTGCTGTTGCAATTTTACTCTAAACAATTTAGCAATGAATAAAACAATCTTTTCTTTCATTTTGATTTCCTTTAATGAAAAAACCGGCTATTTGGCCGGTTTCTTTTTTGTTGGTTTATCCTTCTTCGGTGGTGGAGTATTGAGCATGCGCCTTAAAACATCATCAGGTGAGACATCAAGCACTACTATTAAAATTAGGTGGTGTGGCCCGCGCACTTAACTATCTATATGAAATTCTTTACAGACGAAAATAGAGCTTTAACCATATAGAAGCGCTCAGGAGCGCTTTCATTAAGGAAGGGCCACACCGAAACCCTTAAACCTTTTTACTTTTAGTGAGACCCCCATAGAGAAGTCTTTTGCCTGCAATGCCTTTCAATGCTTTATCGGCACGTTCTACATCATCAATATGACGATTATTATACCTAAAATCAAATTCTCCAATGTATCTTTTTAAAGGGAATTATATATTTGACTCCCGAAACAAATAATTTCCGGAAATATCGTAAGTTACTGATAAATATATGAATATATTTATTGATATATACTTGACTCCCGCGATAAACCGCGTATAATAATTTTCATGGTGGCTGATTTGATGGCTACCACCTGATCCCGGCCAGGAGCGCTGCGGAACTAAGATTAGGAGTAACAGATCATGCTTACAATCGAACAAATCGCTTATCGCAATGCGCAGAAGTTCAACTCCGTGCCACGCCAGGATCGCACAGAAGAGCGGCTTGATGGTGCTTTCGGCGTGCCGGAATCCGTGTTTTTTGAAATCACGGAAAATCTCGGCTCATGCACTCGCGATCAAGAGCGCGAGTACCTCAAACTTTACAATCAGTACTGCGATAAGTAGCAGGAGTAACATCATGCGTAGCACAATCATTATCACCAAGCGTGGCGAAGGCTACATCAGCACGGTATCCGGCAAGTTCGGCGGCGGGCATCAAGGTGCCCGCGCGGGGCTGGACGCTCACGCTGCCGCAGCAACGGCGGCGCGCTACATGATCGAATATGCTCAGTCCAACGAGGATGGCGGCGACCTGATGGCCCCGCCCGAAGTGCTTGAGCTTGTGCCCGAACATCTGCGCTCGATTGCGGCGCAAAAGCAAAAGGAAAAGGAATAAACCATGAACGATAAAATCACAATCAGCCTGTTACAACTGTTTACAACTGTTTGAAATGTTCCCGGACCAGGAATCAGCGCGGCTCTATCTGGAGTCGCGCCTCTGGCTAACTGGCGTATGCTGCCCGGTTTTAGAGGACTCCAACCGTGTTTTCCCGTGCGGCGCGATGAAAACGGGATTTTTCTAACCAACAGGAGATATAATCATGCAAGCATTCCACAACGATCTATCGATAAAAGCAAAATACCTGGAGCGGGTACGCGCCCACCGCGCCGCTGACGAGTTAATCAAGGGCATCGGTTGGGACAGCGGAAAAGGCTGTGCTGTCGGGTGTACACTGGAGTCCTATGATCATAGCAGATACCCCATCGAGCTGGGCCTGCCTGTGTGGTTGGCCTATCTTGAAGATGCTATTTTTGAGGGTCTCCCGGATGAACAAGCGCAGCAGTGGCCGGAACGATTTCTTTCCGCCATCCCGGTCGGCGCTGACGTTGAGCCAGTACGTCATCAGCTAGCTATCCGCCGCATGAGCCGACAAGTGGCGCAGCAAACAGAGCCCTCAGTAGTGGGAGCCCTCAAGCGCGTGCTAGCCTGTCACGAAGCGGCGCTTGAGGGCTCCACGTGCGATTGGTCAGCGGCGGAATTAGCAGCGGAATTAGCAGCGCAGTCAGCGCGGTCAGCAGCGTTGTCAGCGCGGTCAGCAGCGGAATCCGCGCGGTCAGCGCAGTCAGCGGCGGAATTAGCAGCGCAGTCAGCGCGGTCAGCGGCGGAATTAGCAGCGCAGTCAGCGCGGTCAGCGGCGGAATTAGCAGCGCAGTCAGCGGCGGAATTAGCAGCGTGGATGCAAGAGGCGGACGACCTCATCCAACTTCTTCAGGAAATACAATGACTAACCGCGAGCAACTCAAACAAATTAAGGCTATCTACGGCCTGTCCTCACAGGATGTAGCCAATAAACTGGCGGTCTCGATCTATACAATCAATGAATGGCTCTACGGTCGTCGTAATATGCCCGACAATGAATTGACGCTGCTCAAATATATACTCATCGATAGGCCGCTTTTAACCAGTAAACAGGAGATACAACAATGAAACACACCCATGATGATATATCCATCCCGGTATTTATTCTGATCAGCGTTGTTTGCTCGGTGCTGATTGGGGTTTTTGTCGGGTTATTGAGTTACCTCACCTAAATAAAGGGAATTATATATTTGACTCCCGAAACAAATAATTTCCGGAAATATCGTAAGTTACTGATAAATATATGAATATATTTATTTCTATATACTTGACTCCCGCGATAAACCGCGTATAATTACACCATCGACAACGTAACTTTAGGAGATCAAAAAAATGTACACATACCGCATAACCGGCAAAGTAAATTACAACGAAAACGAAGCGGAAACTGAAGACGGCAACCAAACGGTTGAACTGAATGAAACAATCGATACTGAAGAACTTGGAGCCGAGTCAGCCTTACGCCAATTTTTCGATGATAATCCTCAATACGATGATTTCTACAGCCTCAAAACTTGTGATGCTGAAACGCGCGGCCAAAAGGGTGCAACGTTTAAAGATCGCACCGATGAGTCGCGCTGGATTGAAGTTGGATTGGACGCTTAAAACCTGTTACAACTGTTTGAAATGTTCCCGGACCAGGAATCAGCGCGGCTCTATCTGGAGTCGCGCCTCTGGCTAACTGGCGTATGCTGCCCGGTTTGCGCAACGCAAGACCGGATCACCGCTAGGAAAAACGGGTATTACCGATGTAATGCCTGCAAAGAGGATTTCACCGTCCGCACCGGCACCATATTCGAGCGATCCCATGTGCCGCTGCATAAATGGCTGTACGCCATGTATTTGCTCGTCACCAGCAGCAAAGGCATAAGCTCGCTGCAACTGTCCAAAAAGATCGGCGTTACCCAAAAGTCCGCGTGGTTTATGCTGCAACGACTCCGCGAGGGCGGATCACCTACAAGGAGCTAATTGCATGAGCGTCCCAAAGGCACTGGATAAGATCGCTGATATTGTGTTGCGCTACCGGCCTAAGCCTAAATCGGCCCCGGCTAAGAAACGGCAGCGCAAGAAGAAAAAAGCCGAACGGGAGTCAAATATATAATTCCCTAAAGTGACAACTCTCAGTATTGCAGGATGCAAGCAAAGTGTAAGATTAATGAATTATCTTGTCAATATCTCGTTGAATCCGCTCCATACGCGCATAAATAGTCGGCCTGGATAATCCCATCATGCAGGCGATATGCCGGATCTTCTCCAGCCTGACATATCGCCATATTAATATCTGCCGATCATCGATCGATAATTGATTGATGGCGGCATCCATCTGCTCATAGTCCAGGTAAGTCAATGGCCTGATCCAGGTGGTGTAATCCAATGGCGCCAGCCTAATCCCAAGCATCATCTTCATGTACAGCACGGATTTACGCGGATATCCCAATTCGATCGGATTTTTGCCGGCCCGTACCCAACCTCCCCATTGAAATAGCTGTTTATTGCTGATCACTTTCCTGGCTCAGATCATCCATATCATCCCCATGACATTGCTCCCCGTGACATTTATGACACCGTACCCGGTTTTTTATCAGCGGTAATGTTTCTGCGTCCTGATATGCGTCCAATCCTGATTTTGCTATCGCCCATATATTGAGTACATCCACAAACCCCGTCCCGCGACAATATTTGCAATCAACCATGCCGGGGCACGCCATCATAACCAATTGATAATTCCAACCGGTGATACTCGCCTCTTATCCCGCACACCCCGCAGATATCAGGCTTTTGCGCCCCGTAATGCTCTGCCTTGCAATTTATACAATAGTATATATATTTTAATCGTTTCGGTCGATCAAACTTACGCCAGTTTGTTGTCCGTAGCATATTCTATTTCGATCACCGTTTTTTCGGCAATGTCTCGTTGAATGATCGATAAGAACCTGATTTCCTTGATTTCTTTGGCCGAATCATCTGGTAGTATTTTGCGAGCCACAAGTCCGTCAAGGGCTGCTTTGATCGATATTCCGTCTGTATCATGGTTTCTGTGGCGGTAGGATGTAACTGTGATACTGCATCGTGGATCATGTGCCGCACTTTCTGCCTCTCCCAGTGATTCATTCCTAGCAGTCGATTCCATGTCGGCATCGGTATCGGTAATTCTATGATGATTCTTTTCACTTTTCACCCCTTCAGATATCCATTCTTAACGCGCCGAATGAGTGTTAAGCACACATGGTGCAAAAATTCTTCCGATTTATCAATCTTAAATGCCTTAAAATAAGCCGATCCCTCTGAAAGTTCAGCATCACACTCATCACAAAATTCGGCGGTCATCAGGTCGGAACATTTCAATCCTCGCCCCTTCCCATACCAGTGTTGCCTGATGCCGTTATAATGGCATGAGCGCGTTTCATTTTCTTTCCCGCACCGTATACACGGCTGGTCTTTTGCGCCATCCAGCATCTTTCTATTTCGATAGGGGGCTTGCTTTTCTAACATTTCATCAGCCTGTTCAGCTCTTTTTTTAGTTAGAACTCATGTTGGTAAATTATCCCGCCGCGATAGCCGCGCTTGTAATGCACCGCACCAACCGCGAACCCAACCGGAAATTTCAAACTACTCCCCGGCCCCACATGCACAATCTGGGCAATCCCGCCCCACTCGTAAGTTTCCTGCAGCATCTTGCTTGAGTTAACTGCGCTCAACCGGACGGGCCTGACGGCCCGCCGGTTAGCTTTGCGTTGGGCGGCACCTGATAATGTTCCTCAATCGTTATGCATCATAAATCAAAAGCGTGGCTTGGTGATTGTCAAAGCCAACCAACCTCAGCCCAACATTACACAGCCAAACCACTGATGCGGCAACCATGATGCGCCAAAGATACGTGGTGCCTTTCTTCACGAGCACTGCGTGCTCGTCAGGCCCTTTAGGCCCTTTCTTGATATAAATCCAAATAACGATATTCCACGGCCTCCACCACCAAACACGCATAACAAGTCGCTTAAACGGACTTTCGGTGTCTTCGCTCATGTTTCTAATCTCCCAAATCATATGTTCATAACTCATCGCTGTTGATAGATTCCAAAATTAACCCCTGCTCACCCCAATAATGCTGTATTTGTTCCAGATAATCACGAAAATCAACCGTATTCAGCACCCTTGATCGGTAATGCAACACCTGTTTACCTCCAATTTCCACCACTGTCGGGGCCAAAAACATTTGTTTATTCCAATTATGAATTTCCTCCACCGTAAACGGCCTGAAATTGTCCTGTGATCCGCTTTGCGCCCCTACCCCTGATTCCCATAGCCAGTCACGTATTTGTGCGCACCAGACGAAATTCAGGGCATTCTGGTCCTCGTTGCGCTTCTTTTTGTAGGGCTTCCATGTCACCTGCCACGGTTTTGTATAATCCAGGTTGGCCAGCGCACGGCTTACCTGGATTATGCCTACGGCGGATTTAAGGATGATCTTGTTCATCTATCTCCACCTCACGAAACACCTGTACGCCCGTATTATGTACCTTGTCCCACATTGTCAGACCTTGGTATATCAAGACTTTAGAGCCTACGACCAATCTTGCGGGCGGATTCGCGGAACTTTCGTTCGTTTTCAATTGTCCATCCGTTGCGCTCGAATCTGTCTGAGATAAAGTCTGTTTCTGTTTTCCCTTCTGCCATCCACTGTCTGAGTTTGAGGTCATAATCTGCTTTCGATTCTCTGGGAAGTAATATTGAGCGTTTCATCAATGCGCCCTCTTCGATTCCGTTAATGCCCGCAACCTGCCCATGTATTCGTCCATTGATTCGCCTACTTTAGGTTGGGGTTTTTCTGGGTAGTTAACAGTATTGAGTACCTTGGGTGGATATAATCCCTGCCATGAGTTAAAGGTAGCGGTATCCAATATTTGGTTCGGGTCATGCCCCGATCTTCTGTGCTCTTCCAGTCGTCTAATCGCCATCTGTTTTGCCCTTTCCGTCATCGGCTTCTTAATCAGCTTCCGCATTTCAAGATATCCTTCCCAGTTTTCAGGGTTGATCCAGTTCGGAAGAGTCATTTAAACATCCTTTGCTGCTTCTGGCTTTGCTCTACCCTTTCAACTGCGGCTTTATAAAAATCAGGATCAAGCTCACAGCAAACGATATCAAATCCAAGATTAAGACAAGCAATAACGCTGCTCATACTGCCACCGTGGGTATCGAGGATTAAATCACCCAGTTTGGCGTAGCTGGTCAAAAGCCATTCGTAGAGCTTTGCGGGCTTTTGGGTGGGGTGGATCCTCTCCAATTCTTTTCCTAGCAACCCGTTATATTGCAGGATGTGCCGCTTAACAGAGTTGCGATCAAAACTCGTCCACGCAAGCTCCCCGTCTCCAAAAGACGGCATAGTGTTTTGTTTATCCCAAAATATCCAATGGTTATTTTGCGGTAATTGGTCAGTAAAATAGTTCCCCCCCCAAACAATCTGGGCTTTGCTAACGCGCAGTAATTCAATAAAATAAGTATCTTCAGGGCGGCCAGAATCCCACCCCCCCTTATATTTCCTCCTTGCTATAGGTTTTCCAAAGCCCCCAAAGCTCCCAAAGCCCCGAAAGCCCTTGTCTCGCTTAATTCCATAAGGCGGATCAACAATAGCCAAGTCAAAATACTTATCGGGATATCTGGCCATTACTTCCATGCAATCCTCGTTGAGTAACTCCATCGTCAATCCTTTTATTTTTCATAGGCATAACTACCGCCCTTTCCTCGCTGGTATCTACGCAGCCAAGTACTAGGTTGCCCCATCCTCACGGTTCCATTTGGGCTAACGGGCAGTGCGCGGTGTGGCCCCATCTTTGTTAGCAACTCCATATTGAGTATGGTGACGTTCAGCCCCCAATAAAGGCGTGAGCTATCGTGCGTCTTGACGGCGATTTGATATATGGGGCGATTTATGGTAGGATATTCCCATATATTGTACGTCGCGGTAACAATATTAGGCCCTTCGACATCCCCTGTCAAGGGCCGGTTCCTCAGAGCCTCTTTCGGGAGGCTTTGTTGTTTTAGATCACCCCTCATTGTCAACAATGTCGTCTAGCCTGGATTTCAGGTTATCAAGCATTCTCATTCCTCTACCTCCACTTCGATGGTTTTTTGGTACTCTGCGTGGCAATTTTCTACAGACTCCTCATTTCCTGTCCGTCCCAGGCTAACGTATGTGAATTCGCCGTTGCTATTTCTGTACTGATTAAAATACAGCTTTACCTTTTTTGGGATGTTGATTAGCGCATACTCTGGATACCAGAGATATATATTTGATCCATCTGGCTTGTTATAAATTACCTTTTGTTTACCGTCTTGATTTGTTACTCGACCAACGAGGCAAATATCTTCACCATCTATCTTATAATCCGAACAAAACAACTCATACGGCAACCCGGAAACTGTCTGCATCGGTTTTGTTAAGTCGAGTTTAGTCATCTATTTTCCCTCAAATCAATGCCACTGATTTCATAGAAAATATCAGCATCAAAATTAGGCAGATCTTTTACCCTGATCCTGTCGCTGTGGTCAGCGTTTTCCCAGGAAGCGATAAACGCATCTTTGTAATCTATCTTTTTTAGGTACCCGCCACATGTAAAAAAGGTGGGGTTATCGATCTTTTCCTGATCGGTCATCTTGTTTTCATAGACCCAATCATGAAGTGTGAAAAATAAAAAGATCGGCTTATAGGCAACATCCCATGCGCTTTTTGCGCATGGCGAATTAAATACAATAATATTTTCTGGCGTCCGGGTATTAAAGTAGCCGGTGTTCCTGTCGCCGGTGTTCCAGTCGCCGGTGTTCCTGTCGCCGGTGTTCCAGTAGCCGGTGTTCCTGTCGCCGGTGTTCCTGTCGCCGGTGTTACAGTCGCCGGTGTTCCTGTCGCCGGTGTTCCCGTCGCCGGTGTTCCTGTCGCCGGTGTTCCCGTCGCCGGTGTTACAGTTGCCGGTGTTCCCGTCGCCGGTGTTACAGTCGCCGGTATTAAAGTAGCCGGTGTAACAGTCGCCGGTGTTCCTGTCGCCGGTGTTCCCGTCG